TATAGGTTATAATAATAATCTTCCTGTATATTTTCATCATTATCCCATTCAGGATTATATTCCTTAAAGTATTTAACACCTCTATTTATACATTGTTTTTCCCACTTAATATAATCATTAACTTCATCATCAATATACCATTCTTTATATTCTTTATCATATAGCAGTGCAGTGCAAAGTATTTCATCACCTTTACATAAATATCCCTTATCATTTATATTGTAATTTGGTAGAACAATTTCGGGACATGAAATTACTGTTGAAGAATTATCTAAATATAGTTCATTTTCACCACCACATTCCTTAATTTTTTCTTCTACAAATTTATTGAGATTATCAACTTTGTTTTGTAGTTTTTTTGTAACTTTTTCTTTCTGTGTCATTGTTTTAAATGTTTAATGTTTGTTTGATGTTACAAAATTAATACAAAAATTTCAATAGTGATAAAAAAAGTATAACTTTCTATAGTAAATTTTACTTTTTTAACAACTAAAAATACGAAAATATGTTTTATAACATAAAAAAAATGTCATTTTTTTGAATTTTTACCTAAAAAAATGTTATTATTAATTAAATGTAAATTTATAAATTATAAATATATGTAAAATTAATAATTATGAAAAGAAGAAAAGATAATAATTTGGTGTTATTAAAAATTGGTGAAAAGAAATATTATTTCACATCAATGAGCAAAGCAGGATTATTTATTGGCATAGCAGCCGCATCAGTAAAATGGGCAATTAATTATAATACTTTAATGAAAAGTTATGATGATGAAGATATTACATTTTCAATAGTTGATGGTAGTGATATTCCTTATAAGTACATTAACCTTGAAAGATAAAAAATATATGAATTATGAAAAATGAAATTAACAAACTTAAATGAAGATGAAATTTCTGTACTTACAAAGCTATTAGCGCAGAATGCAAGTAATACAATAAATGAAGAAAATTGGAAAGACAGACTTATCAAAAGTGATAAGGGAAAAATTGAGAACAATATTGATAATTATATATTGTTCTTGAATGAATGTAAGAAATATAAAGGACAATTAAAATATAATGAATTTCTACAACAGAAAGAAATATTTAATAGAGAGTTCACAGACTTTGACTTGAATAATATTTATAATGATTGTGAACGCGAAACTACATTGTCTGCACATTCTAAAATAGACTCAGCATTGAGTGAAGTGTTTGACAATAATAGATACAATCCTGTAAAAAATTACTTAGATAATTTAACATGGGACGGACAAGAAAGAATTGCAAATTTATTCATAAATCTTTTGGATGCTGATGATACTTTGCTTAATAAAGAAATGACAAAGAAGTGGTTCATCGCGGCGGTCAAAAGAGTTTATGAGCCAGGTTGCAAATTCGATAACATGATTGTTCTTCAAGGCGAACAAGGAATTGGTAAATCTTCTATTTGCGAACTTATTTCAAAATCATTCTTTAACACCATTTCACTTGACGAAATAGGTTGCAAAGATTTGGTTGACAAGCTCAACAAGACATGGGTTGCTATTATTGACGAAATGGACACGTTCAATAGAAGAGAAATGAGTACAATTAAAACATTCTTATCAGTTTCACAAGATAGTGTAAGATTAGCATATGGAAAAAACACAAACACATTTAAACGTCACTGTATATTTATTGGTTCGACTAATGATGATACTTTCTTACGTGACTCTACATCATCTGTTGAACGCCGTTTTTGGGTCATTAAATGTAACAAAACAAAAATGGATGGAAAAATCAGAGAAATATTAACAGAAGAATATATTGGTCAATTATGGGCAGAAGCAGCACATTATTATAATATAGACAAAAATCAATACTTAGATATTGATAGTAGTATGAAAGATGAGTTCGCTAATACTATGCGAGAATTTAAGACATATACTGATGATAAGGTAATTGACTACGTAAATGACATATTAAATAATGATTACTATTTAGATGATAAAGGTGAGTTTGACAGTCCAATTAATTTCTTAGAACAATATAAGGGAAATAAGATGTACGAAAATGCAAATCAAAAAATTAATAAGATTCCAATGAGTGCAGTACTTTATGTTCTTAAAGAAGTGTATAAGATAGAAAGGTCAAACAAATATATAGGATTAGCATTATCACAAGATTGGGAGTATAAAAACATATTCTACAAAGGAAAATCATATAAAGGTCTATACAGAAAAGAACAAATTAAATATCAAAAAGAAAATAAATTGGATTTTGATTTGCCTTTCTAAGATAATTACCAAATTACCTATATTACTAAATTATTGCACCTCTATATAATATAAAAAATAAAATAAAATATATCTTAATATATTAAGGTAATTTGGTAATTAGGTAATAATATTGAATATCAATAAGTTATGGAATTACCGAAATTACCAAATTACCGAAAAATGATAAAAAAATAAATAATATTAAAATTATGAAAGCAAATGAACTACTTAAAACAAACATATCTTATTATTCAAATGTGAAGTACAATAAATCATACAAGCAAATTACATTATATGATTGGATAACAAAGTACAGTTTACGGTCAAAAAACATTATAGATAAGATAAGAGAATTATACGATAAAGATAAAAAACAAGCAAAGCAAATGAAGACTGACAATTTATCTGCTGTTACTATTACAGGTATATTTGATGATTATAGACGAATTGAGCAGGTAAAACATATAAATCCTATTATTGCGATAGACATAGACAGAGATGACAACTTACATATAAAAGATTGGGAAGAATTAAAACATACAGTTGCAAATTTACCATATGTTTTCTTAACATCATATTCATGTAGTGGTAAAGGCATATATTGTCTGATATATTTTAATACAGAATTAGACTTCAACAAGATGTTTTGTTCATTACAAAGTGACTTCAAAAATATGGGTATAAATATAGATAGAAATTGTAAAGATATAACACGTCTTCGTTTTGTATCTTATGACGACAATATATTAATTAGGCAGAATGATGTGGAACAATATAATAAAGAAAAAGAAATTGAATACGAAATAATTAATAAAGACAACTTATCTACTTCTATTAATGAATCTAATTCATTTATTTATAAGGCAATTTACTATTTAATTATTGAGGACAAATATAGGGCAAATAGTTATGAAGTATGGTTAAAAAACGCATTTTATTTGTCAACGTTCGATGATTTAGGTTTACTGTTATTTTTGCTTCTATCACAACTTTCAAATAATTATGATAGAGATAAAGCAATAATACAATTCAAAGAATGCCAGAAAAGAACAAGATATACAAAAGATTGTTTAATTTATTATTTTAGTGTGTTAAAACAGATTCATGGTAATGATTGGAAAAGAATTGTGAAAAACTATACAATTGAATAAAAAATATTATTATTAATTAAATAGTAGTACAATAATATTTCATTAATATTTTGTTTTTAATTTCATAAATTTTAATTCATTATTTTTTTATTATGCATTGGAACGGTCTGAGAAGATAGTTCCAATTTTTTTACACTTAATTTTCATTCTAAGCCATTATTTTTTGAAAAACATATAATTATATATCTAAGACATAAAAGTGTCTCAGATTGAATTTCTATATAGTTAGAATGATTATTTTTAATTATAAAGATAAACTTTACAATAAAGTTTTAATAAATACATATAACATACAATATGCATATAACAGATAATTTCAGTTTAGAAGAATTTACAAGAACTACAACAGGTCTTCCAAATGAACCAAACAGTGAAGCAATAGAATACATCATACAAATAGCACATATATTACAAAAGGTAAGAGATGAATACGGACAGCCAATCAATGTTACATCAGGTTATAGAAGCAAAGAAGTAAATAAAGCAGTTGGAGGTGCAAAGAATAGTGACCATTTGTATGGTGCAGCAGCAGATATAACATGTACAAGAATGGATATAGTTTGGGAAATATTATGTAGATATTGTGCTTCAAAGAAAATACAATTAAGACAGTTAATATGGGAATATGGAACACAATATAGTCCTTCTTGGATTCACTTGTCAATCAACAATAAGCATAATAAGACAAAGAATAATGAAATGCTTTTTATTGGTGTGAAAAAAATTTGAATAGATTTAATCCATTTTTCTATTTAATTATTATTATTAATAAAGAATAACTACTAAATAAATACATTTTACATACTATGAGCATATTAAATAATGAAGAATGGAGAACAATTGATGGTTATGAGAACTATCAAGTATCAAACACAGGTCAAGTTAAGAATATCAAAACAGGTAGAATACTTGTTTCATTTGCCCAAAAAACAGGCTATCACTCTGTAATATTATGTAGAGAAGGAAAGCAAGCTACAAAATATGTGCATAAATTAGTAGCAAAAGCATTCATTCCTAATCCTGAAAACAAAAAAGAAGTTAATCACAAAAATTTTAGAAAGAATGATAATAGAGTAGAAAATCTTGAATGGGTTACAAGACAAGAAAACATGCTTTATAACTCTGAACATTTAGATGAACTAAAGAAACAAAAGATATTGCAAATCATTGTAAAGAACTTATTAGTTGATGAACTTGGATTCACACAAAAAGACATAGAAAATATATTAAGATAACTACTATGACAAACAACTTACTTTGTGATATGACTATCACTATTAAATGCAAAGGAATTACAATACCTGAAAAGAGTTTCATTTATGGATATTTAAATAGAATGGTAGATAATGAATATCTAAATTGGAATGCAGTTGAATATACAACAGATAAGATAAAAACATACGAAGCATAACTATGATAGTAAAAGAAGAACAAACTAATATTTCATCATTATCAGATGATATTAGAGCAATGATTACTTTAATCTGTAATGAAACAATACAATTAGAACAAATACGCAGATTGAATGACAATGCAGTAGGTAAGAAGGAAAAGGAAAAGCAAATGATAAGACATAGAAATAACATAAATGTAATGACTGAAAAGATAATAAATATCTTTAAGATAATAAATGGGGATTTCTAATATAATTTCAGATATAAATTATCGTATTGATTTGCTTACTAATGCTGTAAAGAAAGCAACTAAATATCAATACCAAATATATGAATTGAAGCAACAAGAATTAGATACGAAATATCATGAATGCCAAATGACAAAAGCATTACAAGACATTTCAAAACAAAGATACCACATCAATAAAATACTAAATACATTGAAGAATGAATGCCAGTAATAAAAAGACTACATGATAAGCACACACATTTATATAGTCCGTATGTGACTACAGACCAGTCACAACAATACTATAATACTAAGTCATGGAAAACACTACGAAAAGAATACTTATCATTGCATCCTTTATGTGAAGAATGTTTGAAAAATAATATTATCAAACCTGCAGTACATATACACCATAAAAGAGAATTTCTTAAAGGAGTTACGGATGAAGAAAGATGGAGTTTATTGCTTGACCCAAACAATTTACAAGCTTTGTGTTATGAATGTCATAAAAGCAAGCATAAAAAGTAACCCCGGCTATCAAAATTTGTTCAGAACATAAAGGACATAACCCTGACAATTTCCTTGTAATTTCTTGTAATTTTCGGTATTTTAGGTATTAACAAAAATTAACAAAAATAATATTTTCAAATTATAAAAATTATATAATTTTGTACTATATTATACATATAACAAATAACTAATAAATAATATAACTATGAAGAAACTAATCCTTACACTTATTTTTATCTTTACTTTGAGTCTTAACATCAATAGTCAAGTAGTTAATGATGAAACTACTTTAACTACATTTGTAACACCAAATAAGCCATATACTTTGTATGATTATTGGTGTAAATATGCAGAAATATATGATGATTTTCTAAGTAACAAAACAATATATAAGTTAAGTAAAGAAATGCTTATTATTGATAAGGATTATAATTACTATACTAATTCTTACAATAACACACAAGATGGAGCATATTTATCTATTATAAATAAATTATTTACTGATAGAGAAAATAAATGTCTTGAAATTATTTACAGATACCAACAAATATGTGAAACAAAGTATTCTAATCACAAGCACAATGAAAGTATAAAAGAAATTAGAAATGGTCAATGTAAGTATCAGTATTTATTAGAACGAAGTTTGAGTATTAAAAGTGATTTGACAAGCTATTATTCATCATCAAATATTAAGTCAATAAATAATTACTTAAAATCAAAGTAAAAGTTTATTATTATATATATGCTATGAAAAATATATATGTTTAATTGACTAATGGATGCTAAGATATATGAGAAATATGGAACACAGGTATATGAATATATGAAGAACCTAATCGACTGTTTGGAACAAGATTACGATGTAATTCCTAACAGTTGGAGAATATCACTTGATTTGATTGCAGATAATTACAATATGTATATTGAATGCTCAAAAAAAATCAAAGAAGATGGTTTAATGAGATATGATGAACATCATGGTTTATACTACAAACACCCACTTATTGGTGTAATGAATGCAGCACAAACACAATTAAAAGACTTATTAAAGTCATTCGCATTAACACCAATGAGTAAGACAAAGATAAAAGCATTTAGAGGTGATGGAGTAGTAAATGAAATGGAATACTTAGACAAATTGATGAACTAATTTATTCTTCATTACATAATGGTTTCGGTTCGCCAATCTGAAACTGCCATAATTTATATTATTTTTTATATTTAATTTATTTGTTATGTTAGGGAGTAGCATTTTTGTTACTCCCATTTTTTTAACTATTTATTCTAAATGTTTATTTTTATTAAATAACATACATACTTAAATAACTTTGATAGACACTAAATATACACAATATGCAAGAAATGTATTAGACGGTAAGATTGTGGCAGGTAAATTGATAAAACTTGCTGCAGAACGTTATTTGTCATTTTTTGAACGTGATGATATATATTTTGATACAGAAAAAGCAGATAAGCCAATTAGGTTTATATCAAAGTTAAGACATACAACAGGTAAGTTCGTAGGAAAGCAATTTATATTACAAGATTGGCAAGAGTTTATTGTATATGCTTTGTTCGGTTTTTATAAGAAAGTTGATAATACTCGTCTTTGTCGTTCTGCATATATTCAAATTGCTCGTAAATGTGGTAAGACTTCATTTGCTTCTGCACTTGGTTTATATGGTTTGATTGCAGATGGTGAATCAGGTGCCGAAGTAACTTGTGTTGCACCTTCTGCAGCACAGTCAAGAATTGCATTTAAGAATGCTTCCGAATACGTTGCTTCAATCAATAAAGCAAAGGTATTGAAGTGTACAGGTGGTGATATCAGATTCCCATATACTAATTCAAGATTTAGAATTATGTCAAGTGATGCAAAGTTTGGTGATGGTTTCAACCCAAGCTTAGCAATAATAGATGAATATCATGCTTTGCCTAACAATGATATACCTAACTTACTCATATCAGGTACAGGTATGCGTACTCAACCTTTGATGATATATATAACAACTGCAGGTTTCAATCTATATTCAGCATGTAAGACATATAGAGATATGTGTGAAGAAATATTGAAAGGATTGAAAGAAGATGATAGTATATGGCCATTCATATATGAATTAGATGAAGATGATGATTGGGAAAATCAAGTAGTATGGAAGAAATGTTGTCCTTCACTTGGAATAACTGTAACACCTGACTATATGGAAAGACAGTTATTGACAGCAAAGAATAATCCTACTGATGAAGTACAAATCAAGACTAAGACATTCAATATGTGGTGTTCATCTATAGAAACATGGATTCAAAATACATTATTATTACAATATTCCAAACCTATTGACATATCACAATTCAAAGACAAAGGTTTAGTAGCTTATGCAGGTATTGACTTAGCTGCAGTTTCTGACTTAACATCACTTTCAATAATGATAGAATATGACCAGACATATTATTTCAAAACATTCTTATTCATACCACAATCATGTTTAGAAGAATCAATCAATAAAGAGTTATATAAGAAATGGTATAGACAAAAACAGTTATTTGTAACACCAGGCAATGTAACTGACTATGATTATATTCTAAACAAATTACTTGAAATAGATAAGATAATACCTGTAGTTAAGGTTAGTTATGATAATTGGAACTCAACACAGTTTGCAATTCAAGCAACTAATGCAGGTATAAATATGTCACCTTATTCACAAGCAGTAGGTAATTTCAACAAACCAACAAAGGAATTTGAACGATTACTTAAATCAGGACATGTGATAATTGACAATAATGAAGCGGTAAGATGGTGTTTCAATAACTGTACTTTGAAGGTAGATTATAATGAGAATTGTAAACCTGTCAAATCATCTTCTGCAAACCAAAAAATAGATGCAGTAATATCAATATTAGAATCATTAGGTGGACTGTTAGAAGAACCATTCTATACACCATTCTTAGAAGCAATATAATTTTACACAATACCATGAAAATCATATACAACAAATACATACCATTTAAACCGTTTATGTGTTTCAATTTCTTTTCAGTACTTTTTGTAAGAAAAGAATACAAAGGTTTAGTAACACAAAGAGATATTAACCATGAAAAGATACATACAGCACAAATAAGAGAAATGCTATATATTTTCTTTTATCTGTGGTATGTAATAGAATGGTTGATTAGATTATGTCAATGGAAGAACAAAAGAGATGCATACTTTCACATATCATTAGAAAGAGAAGCTTATAGTATGCAATATATAGATGATTATACAAAGACAAGAAAGCACTATGCATTTTTGAAATATATGAAATAAATATACTATGAAGAAAACAGCTATATGTTATTTTACCCACAAATGGGATGAAACAGTAAATAAGATATTCTACGACTTATACAATGCAGTAAAAGACAGAAAAGAAATTGATGTATGGGTGTTGTATGATGTTACAGATAAAGACAAAGATGAAGAAGCAGAAAATATCAATTATGATTTAGATTATGTTCACTTTGTTAATATGTATGACAAATGGGAAGAACCATACTTCTATACCTGTCACCAACAAATCAGTATATGGAAAGCAGACAATTGCAATATGTTGTTCTATGATTTTGTTGAAAAACATCAAGAATATAATTACTATATTACCTTTGAAAATGATTTGATGTTCAATGGTGATTTCAATCTCGTATTAGATACAGTTCCTTACAAAAAATTTGATATATTATTTCAATATAATATTCAGTCAATTATAGGGGAAGAACATTGGAGGCACTACAAATGGTTAAATATACCATATAAGAAAGAAGATATACGACATTGTTTGCAGCATATTGTCATTGTAAAAAGAGAAGCAATAAATAAAATATTAAATACTATTAGAGATTTTGAAAGACAAGATGAAAACTACAATTGCTTCTACGAAATATCAATACCTACAATAGCATATAACTTGAAGATGAAGATAGGCAATATTATGACATGGTTTAATGTTCGTGCTTATGCTTCACAAAAACATTTTGATAAGATAATGGATGTGTTTAAATATGATGTACCTAATACATTCTTACATCCAGTTAAGACAATGAAAGATTATCAGTTTATAAAGGACAATACTACCGATGTAGGTAATATGAGAAGACTATAAAAATATAAAAATGTTTACTTTACTTAAAAATTTATCAATTTTCTAATAAAATGATTATTTTTAATTAAATAAACATTCCTAAAACTCAATGGGATTATTTTCTAAATTATTTAAAAGAAATGCAAATACAAATACTCAGACACAATCATGTGTAAATTATGTTAAGCCATTTAGTGATGGTTTGTTATTTGGAACATACAACGAAGGAAATCCAATGTCATTAAGTGCCGTATTCTCGGCTATTGAAATAATTTCAAATTCACTTGCTGAATTACCTATATTAGTTAAGCACAAAACTAATGATTGTAACGACATTGACAATACTCATTATGTGAATCAGTTGTTTAAGAGAATGAACATGTCAAAATTCATGTTCATTAAGAAACTTATAACTGACATGCTTACTAATGGTAATGGTTTTGCATATATCAAAAGAGATGCAGAAGGACAGCCAGTTGAATTAGTATATTTACCAAAAGGAAGTGTAACAGTTGACTATAATCAGGCAACAGGTAAGTTAAGATATTTAGCAACTTCATATAATTGGATTCCAAGAACACTTGAACCAAAAGATGTAATACACTTATACAAGAATACCCGTGATGGCTATAATGGAATTGGCATATTAGCTTATGCAAATAGAACAATTAAAGTTTCAAATTATGCAGAAGAAGCAACTGCAGATTATTTCGGTTCAGGTTGTAACATCAAAGGTATAATTAAAGCAACAGGACAAGGTGCAGGTGGTCGTTTAACAGATGAACAAAAAGAATCAATTCGTTCATCATGGCAACAAGTACATGGAGGACAAGGTGCATCAGGTTTAGCAGTAATGCCAATCAATATGGATTTTGTACCTGTATCACAAAATGCTTCTGAATCACAGATGATAGAAACAAGAACATTCAACATTTCAGAAGTTGCAAGATTCTTCAATATATCACCTGTTTTATTACAAGACCTTTCACATTCATCATATTCAACAATTGAAGCCTCACAGCTTGAATATTTAGTACATACACTTCAACCATACATATCACTTATGGAATGTGAATTTAACCGTAAGTTGATAATGGATGATAATTACTTTATTGACTTAGATGAAGATTATTTGATGACTGCAGATAAATCAACAACTGCAAATTATCTTAATACATTAGTAAAAGGTGGTATTCTTTGCATAAATGAAGCAAGATATCAATTAGGATATGGACCAATAGAAGGTGGTGATAAGCATATCATACCATTCACTAACTTGGAACAAAATACTATAAACAAAGATAAAAATATCGAAGAAAAAGAAAATGACTAATTTTGGTTTAGAGTTAAGAGCTTCACAGGAATCTCGTAACATATATGGCCAAGCAATTACGTTTGAAACTGAATCTTCTGCTTTACCTTGGATTGAAATAATTCATAGAGGTGCAGTTACAGAAGATACAATTAAAGAATCCGATATTATTTTTACTTATAATCACGACCGTAACCAAGTTCTTGCTCGCTCATACAAGGGTGAAGGTTCACTTCACATTGATGTAAGAGAAGATGGAGTTTATTTCGATTTTGATGCTCCAAACACACGATTTGGTGATGAAATATTGGAACAAGTAAGACGTGGTGATTTAATGCGCTGTTCATTCTGTTTTGATTTGAATGAAGAGGACTTCAAACGTTCAATCAGAGAAGATGGACAAAGACAAGTAGATATATATCGTATCAACAAATTGTATGATTTAAGCGTAGTCGTTGACCCAGCTTATGATTCTACTTTCATTAACAGTAGAGCAGCAGACTTAGGATTAGATGATATAAAAACAGATGAAGAAAAAGAAAATGTTAGCGACAATAATACTAATCCTGATAACCCTGACACTGATAATAACGGTGAAGGAGTAAAAGAGGAAGATGTAGATAAAGACAATAAAGAGGAAAATAAAGAAGAAAAACAAGAAGAAAAAACAGAGGAACGCACTTGTTCAGATGAAGAAAAAGAACAAAGAAGTTCCGAAACAAATTCAAATATATTTGAGAAAAAAACAATGGAAAAACAATTTAGTTTACTTAGAGCTATTCGTTCAATAGCAAACAATCAAAAGTTAGATGATATTGATGCAGCAGTAATCAACGCAGGTGCAGCAGAATTCCGTAAAGCAGGTGTTGAATTTGGTGGTCAAATCCAACTTCCTAATTTGATTGAAAATCGTTCAGCTATCACAGTTACATCAGAAGGTGAAGATGTAGTAGCAACAGACATTTATGATATCCTTGAACCACTTCGTGCACGTAACGTACTTGTACAAGCAGGTGCAAAATTCATGACTGGTCTTGTAGGTAATGTTCAAGTTCCTGTAATGTCAGCTTCTAACGTAACATGGGAAGGTGAAACAGCAAGCGCAGGAGATGGAGCAGGAACATTCACACATGTAACTCTTTCACCAAAAAGATTAACAGCTTACATTGACATTTCAAAACAATTCCTTGTACAAGATGGTGTTGGTGCAGAAAATGTAATTCGTGAAGACCTTATCAAAGCAATCAACAGCAAACTTGAAAATACTATCTTAGGTTCAGCATCTGGTACAACAGCACAACCTGCAGGTATATTCTACAGTCAAACTCTTGCTTCTGTATCTCAATTCGAAGATATTTGCAACCTTGAAGCAGGTGTAGAAGAAGCAAATGTTCTTGGTGAACTTAAATATATCGTATCACCAAAAGCAAAAGCTGCACTTCGTGGTATGATTAAGGGTACTAATGCAACTGGTATGGTTTACGAAAATTCAACAGTTGATGGAACACCAGCCTTAGAAACAACTAATGTAGCTTCTAACATGTTAGTTGTAGGTGATTTCTCTAACTTAGCAATTGGTCAATGGGGTGCTATCGACTTAGTTGTTGACCCATATACAAAAGCTGCAGACGGTCAAGTTCGTTTAGTTGTAAATGCATTCTTCGATGCAAAAGTACTTCGTAATGGAGTATTTGGTTTCGGTCAAACCGCGTAACAATACAATATTTTCAACTATAGAAGTAGAGTTGGGATAGTCACTTTCCCTGCTCTACTTTTTACAAAAATATCACCCTAAATATATGAATTATTTAACATTAGAAGAATTGAAAAAACATTTAAATGTGGATGAAGATTTCACAGATGATGATATGTATATCGAAAGTTTGGGTGATGTTGCAGAAGCTATAGTTGCTAAACATATTGATAATGATTTAGCAAATGTTGTAGCATTTAATCAAGGTGAATTACCTATGCCAATCAAACATGCAATGATGTTACTTGTTGGTAATTATTATATGAACAGGGAATCAGTTGCTTTTGCAACTTCAAGCAATATACCATATTCTTTTGAATATTTACTTGACCCTTATGTAAAATATAGTCAATCTAAATTATGAAAGCAGGAGTATTAAAAAATCCAATTGAGATATGGCATTATACAGTTACATATAATGAGTTCAATGAACAAAATGCATCATATACTAAATCATTTACAACACGTGCCAATATCGTAACTGATTCAGGACAAAGAACAGACACTAATAATGAAGTATTTTATACACAACTTCTAACATTTGAAGTTCGCAAATATGTACCTGTTGAAGATTTTGACCATATCAAATATAATAACAAAGAATATCGTATCATATCAATACAAGATGCAGACTTTAATCTTAACCATGCAATGATGAAGCGAATTGTATGTGAATTGATAAACACATAAGATGAAAGATTTAGGTAAGAAATTAGACAATTATCTTGATGTTACACTTGAAACAGTAATAGCAAAAGTGAAACATGGTGTATCAGAGTCAATAAATCAGATTGCATCAGATACAAGAACTAAACTTAGTCAGACAGGTTTAAAAATCAATTCACCAATGAAAGAAGGTGGTACATTGATGGAAGGTATAAGAGCATTTATGTATAGAAATGATGGTTCTGATTATATACATGGTTTAGTTCATATTTTAGGTAATCGAAATACAAATGATGGAACATGGCGTTTAAGATTCTTTGAAGGTGGTACAAAAGAAAGAATGGTTAAACGAACAAAAAAGAAGTTAGGTAAAATTGGTGCAAGATGGTTCTTTGCAGATAGTTTAGTAGGTGCAGAATCAATGACACAAACAAATATTGATAACTCAATACAAACAGCACTAAATAAAGTTAAGAATATACAATGAAGAAAACTATACTCATAACAAAATACATAATTGATATACTAAAGAACAATGTGAATGTATCTACAAAAGTTACATCAAATAATATATTACCACTTGATGCTATTGAAGGTACAACATTCCCATTTGTTATAGTCAAAAGAAATGGTATATCAACACAATATACAAAAGATGGTGCATGGAAAGATTCTGTTCAATTTTCAGTTATAGTTGCTGCTGAAAAATATATTACATCAGTTGATATAGCACAAGCAATTAGAGAAGCTTTAGAATACAAACATTTTTCATTCACAGAAAACAGTGAAACAACAGAGATATATAATATCTTATTTCAAGGTATCACAGAAGATATAATCAACAATACATACATACAAATGCTCAATTTTGAAGCATATATGTAACATATAAAAATATTTTAGCTAAAATTATGACACAAAACCAAGTTATATTAGGTGATGTTCTTCAATTATTTACAACACATAAAGATGGTAATGACCAAATGACAGTATCAATTGGTGGAGCAACAAATCACACTTTGACTGTTTCACCTGAATACATTGATATTGCATGTAAGGATGCAGGTACTTATGGTTGGAAGAAATTGAATAAAATCACATGGGAAATACAAACAGAAAACTTATATGTTCCAAATGAATATCGTGCATTACTTGAAAACTTATTGAACGATTATGAATTTACAGTATATTTTGGTACTTCTAATTGGAATGTAAATGGTATTCAAACTCAAGGTGAAGCATGGGAGCCAGCAGATTTCAGTTCAAGTTCAGAACCAATATATGTTTCTCAGCCAGAAGCTCAATATATTTGCACTGTAGGTGATTCTTCTGCAAATATGCTTTATTATGGTAAAGTTAAGGTAAGTTCACTTACACTTAATGCACAAACAGGTGAAACAGCTTCTTATAGCTGTACACTTACAGGTGTAGGACCAATGCAAATGGCTGCACAACCTCCAGTATGATAAAACATAGAATCAAGCTTGATTCTTTTCTTTCATAGTATGTTATTTTTGTTGGAGTGGCAATTATGTCACTCCTTTTTTTGTCACTAAAAATAATTGATTTTCTATATTATAAAACATAACTAAATGTTTATTTTTAATTATAAAAGATAAACTTTATAATAAAGTTTTAAATATAAAAATATCTAACTAAACTATGAAAGTAAAATTCGATGATAAGGAATTTGATTTAAAGTATTCAATGAGAATGCTCATTGTTTATGAAAATATAACAGGTAGAAGTCTAACAATAGAAGAACTTCAAAATTATACAAATATTATCACATTATTCTATGCAGCATGTCATTCCTCAGCAAAGCAGAATAATATAGAATTCAAACTTACTTATGATGAATTTATAGATTGGATTGATGCACAAGGTGGTGAAGCAATAATTGTAGATTTTGCAAATTGGTATGCTGAAACAACTATTGCAAATGCTCAATTATACGCAAAAAATAATGAAAAAGGTGACAAGGAGGGCACAAAGAAGTCAAGAAAAAAATCTTGATTATTCATGAATACCTTCGTATGTTAGTTTTTACAAATAAACTTGTAACTTACGAGTATTTCATGGATGAACTTCAAGATTATGAACTTGAATTATTATCTGACAATATTGGTTGGAGTTATAAGAATGAATGGGAAATAGCAAGATTAGAAGCTTATTGTTCACTTTGTTCATTCGGAAAACCAAAACGAAAAATGAATGAAATGTTCCCCTTAATGACAGATGATGATAATAAATATCAATTTGTAGATAATAAGATAGACAATAACGACTATGAAAAGATGAAAGAGCAACAAAAGAAAATTATGAATTACATTAATCATGGCAATACAAACTAAAGTTGATGTCGGTGCAGATATTAGTGGATTTAAGAATGGAATGAATGAAGCTAAAGCAAGTGTTAAAGATGTAGCTTCATCAGCAAAAGATTTGAACAAAGAACTTGCACCAGTTACCACATCTTTTCGTACTCAAAGAAAATCAGCACAGGAATTAGCGCGTGCATACAGAGAATTAACAGATGCAGAGAAGAACAGTGATTATGGTAAGATGATTGCTAAAGGTTATGAAGATGCAATCAAGAAAGCTGCTGAAATGAAAGACATACAGGAAGATGTAAATAAAGCAATTAAGAATATGGCTTCTGATACATCTACATGGGATGCAACAAAACAGGGTATAGATGTAATTTCAAGTTCTGTTACCGCTTTTGCTGCATCATTGGGTATAGCTGCAAAAGAAGGTACATTGATGGGTGATACATTGAATTTGATAGCAAGAACACAAGCAATGGCAAATGCAGCAATTACAATTGGTAATGCGTTACAAGAAGAATCAGCATTGAGAATTAAAGCAACTGCGGCAGCACAAAAGGCATTGAATTTTGTTATGAATGCTAATCCATATAAATTAGTTGCAGGTATTATGGGGACAGTTTTAATTGGTTCACTTGTGGCATCAATAGCAAAGATGAAGGAAGCAAAAACTACTGCTGATAATCTAAATTCTTCATTTAGAAATTTAGGTAAATCATTATCTGAATCGCTTGGTAGTGATTTATTTGGTAAAGCATCAGCGGAAGATATAGATGCACTTGTTATAGCACAATCAAAACAGAAAGTTGCTTTAAATAAGTTAGAAGAAGCGAATGCTAAATTATATTATATTGAGCAAAAGAAAAAAGATGGATATACAAACCTTCAACCTGAAATTGAAAAGTACACTAAACAACATGACGAAGCAGCAGCGGCAATAAAAGAACATTCAAATACTATTGAAAATATTAAGAATAAGTATAAAGAAGAAACAAGGGAGGTAAAAACAACTACTAAAGCTACACAAGAACTTACTGCAGCAGAAATTGAAAGAAATAAACAGTATGAGATTAATAAATCAATTGGTTCAAGATTTGAAAGTAATCTAACAAAAGGTTTAGAAGATGCTAAGAACAAGTTAAAGAATGATAAGAACCAAATGTTTGAGTTTAGGTTAAAACCTGTTTATAATTATAATTCCTCTAAAGCATGGAAAGAACAAGGTTATGCACTTGATGAAATTACACAGAAATATGAAAAACTAACTGACCAACAAAAACAATATTTTAATGAATTAAGAACACAAGGTAAAACAGCAAAAGAGGCATTTGATGAAATTGGTAAAGAATCTACAAGTTTAAAAGACACTTTATCATCAACAGCAAATACTATCGGAACAGTAGGTAGTGCGTTTTCAGCATTAGGACAATTGACAGGTAATGTAGGTTTGAATATGATGGGTGTAATAGCTCAATGTATAGCTAATATCATGTTAGCTTATTCACAATCATTGGCAAAAGATGTTCCATCAAAACTCAATATATTCTCATTCATAGCTGCAACTGCGGCATCAACAATTTCAATGGCTGCAACAATAGCACAATATAAGAAGCAAGCAAAATCATCAAATTCATTTGCTAATGGTGGTATATTCAAAGGTGCAACAACAATAGGTGATTTCAATATAGCAAGAGTTAATGATGGTGAAATGATTCTTAATAATCAGCAACAATCTAACTTGTTCCGTATGTTGAATAATGGAATAGAAAGAGATAGTTTCACATTAAGTGACAATTCAAATATTGAGTTCAAATTAAGAGGTACAGAACTTATAGGTTTGATAAAAAATACAAACAAAAAATTAAGTAAAATATTATGATAAGAACAAGATTCAAAGATATAAATGAACAACAATGGCAAGTAGATATATTTAATTATGGTAAATGTCCTGATTCATTTTCACATCCAATGAATGAGAGTGTTTCAGCCATAACAAGCAGAACAAATGTATCTATTAGGAACAATTGGCAAAAAGAAGGTGGTCCAATCGGGCATAGTATTACTTATTATAGTAGTACTTATCCTGATTCATGTACTGTTGATATGCCAATTTTTAATAATGGTCTAAGTGTTTTAGAATATGTTGCTAAGGAAGATTGTGATGTATATATCTTATATTTAGATTCAAACAATATAATAATCGGTGCGGATATTAAAGGTACTTTATTACCAAATGAAACTTTTACTGTTGGAATACCTGAAGGAACAGTAGCAATAGCAATTGAAGATGAATTAGCACATGGTGGTGATTGGACATCAGAATATACAGTTAGAGCTGAACAACCACAAGATAATGTAAATGTAGTTGAATATGACTGTACTGATGAAGAACCATTGCACCTAAATTTTGAAGGTGACACAGATAATATATTCAAACCAATAATATACAGTGGTGGTACATTGAATTTAGTAACAGAACACTATATACAGGAATTAATTACTAATGCCTATAATAAACGAATTATCATAAATAAAGTAATTGAACAAAACAATAATATTATTTATGACACTGTGTTAGATGGTTTTATCAATCCTGATACATACAGTCAAGCATATTCAAAGAAATATGATGAACTTGAAGTGAATTTTGTAAACTGTCTATCTGTATTGAAGGTAAAGAAATATGTTCGTGTTCCAAGTAATGGTGGTAGTACTGATACAAACAAAGTATCTGTAAAAGATATATTATTCAATATTTTCAAAACATATACTAATGTTGAATTTTTATTAGTCAGCCATGCGTATGCTACAACATTATCAGATGTAAGTAAGAATATATCACAAGTAGATAATATAATTGACCATTTGTTATTAGATGAGAATATTTTCTTTGATGAAAATGAAAATCCTTTAAAATGTTCAGAAGTAATTGAAAGAATATGTACTTATCTTAATATGACAATGTTCACTAATGGTACTGCAGTATATATGGCAAATTGGAATGAAGCGTTTACAGCAGAAAAGAATTGGTTTCATATATACGACATTAAAAATGATACTATTTCAGTTCAAGATTTTAGTCATATTGGTAATAGAAATTTAAGAAAGGACATGCTAACCAGTGATGAACAGACAATAACATTTACTAATTTAGCAAATAAAATCAAATTAACTGACTCATTCTATAATGCAGCAGACTTAGTAAAGACAACAGAAAAGGACTTAAATACAAATATCACTTTCATTAGAGATAAGAATACAGGTGAACAATATGTAATTAATACAACTACTCCAAATCCTAAAGCAACACCTTCTGCAAGTGTACTTGCTGTTATAACACAATTCTATGACAAGATGAATGGTATGACAAATAATTCAAGTGGTGTTCCTGTATTAGGTTGGTTTGGAGATACATATCGTTATGCACCATTCAATCCTGATATCAATAAGACATGCTGCGCCATAATGAGACAACAGACAATATTTATGCAAAATGGTTGGACTGATGATTTCCAAATATCTTTTGATACACCTGTTTTAGCATTCAAACATCATGCAATGGATTATGATGATAGATTATTTGTGAATTGTTTTACTTTCAAAAGAGAAAAATCTATTTATTTGAAAGGAACACAACTTATAATCAGTGGTGATTTTGAATTTGTTTCACCACAAGAAAGTCAAGTACAAAATGCTACATTCCCTGTACAAAATTCACAATATTGCTGTGCTAATACTGTCGGTCATTGGTACACTCCAAATGAAATGCAAAGATGCTTACAATGTTCAATTCGTATTGGTAATTATTATTGGTGGGGAATTCCTGGTCAATTAGGTCGTGATGGATGGCAGCCATATTTCAATTGGGTGCAAATACCACTTGACATGGATTCTAACTTTACAGGTAAAATCAAGAATAATGTAACGTATAAATCTAACTTATCAGATTCAGGTTATGCAATTAAATTTGATGAAACTATTATAGGTGATTTTGAAATGAAAATTTTTATTGCTCCGGGTTATCCACATAACATATATTATGATACTGTTTATGCTATACCATGGACTATATGGAAAAACTTGAAAGTAAAAAGAGCAACAGTGAATAATACAGATGGTAAAGATGATATAGTATATGAAAATGTAGTTGATTTAGATTCAATATTTGATGAAAAAGAAATTGAGTTCAAAATCAATACAAATACAAAAGCTAATCCAAGTGTAATATCATTTGCTTATTATGATTATTGGGATGAAACTAACCAAGAATTCGTAACTAATTATTTAGATGAAGTATATCCATTGTATTTACAGACAAATAATGCAAATTATAAATGTAAGATGGAAGACAATGCAATACATTCATATTATTCACAATATTGTAAGCCAAACTTAATATTAGATGTTGATATTCTTGATGGTGTTAATCCAATATTCTATTTCACAGATATTTCAAGTGTAACAGGTATAACAGGTAAGAAGATGATTCCAATTAAAGCAAGTTGGAATGTAAAGAATTGCCAAAACACATTAAGTATGGTTGAATATATTGAAGAACAAAACTTGGATATGTATAATGTGAAATATCTAATACATAAACAGTATAATGAAAATAAGGGTATTGCGTTTGAACCTAATGAAAAACAATACTCAGTTGGTTATACTCCAATTGTAACCTAAAAAAGTTTATCTTGATTATAGAAATATATCATGAATTTCTAACTATGATTATTTTTATATAAAGGATAAAACAACAAAAAATGAACAAAGAAACACTAAAACTATATATGGCAATTGTTTCAATGATGTCTGCAATAGTAGTTGGAATAATTGCCATGTATATACCTCCACATGGAATTATAGATGCAAGTATCTTATGGTTTACTGCTCAATTATTGGTATTCACAAGTACACTGTTAGGTTTGAGCATGACCGTTGATAATATAAACCAAAAAATATCTAATAGAAAACAATGATTATAATTAAAGACTGGAATGAATTTCACAATAACTATGAAAATGTTCCAAATGGATTGAAAAGCGGCGAACTATACTTTATACAGGAAGATAATAGTATGTCAATTAAGACAAGTGATGTTACAGGTAAACTTGAAACATACTATTTCCAAAACTATGCAACAAAAGAGATTGGTATGGAAATTTATAATTTAACTGATAGTGCTACTTATGAATCAGATACACTTCCATGGTTTGAAGAAGATGGATATGTATGTTTAAGTAGTGACAATATACCTTATAGATATTTTATTTTAAAAATTGAAGTAGATGGTACAACTATTAAAATTCAACCAATAATTTGTAAGAAAGAATTGACAGCTGCTAATGACCCTTCAAATATTGACTGCTATACATTAGTAAAACTTAAATATGGTTATGTACCAGGTCCAGGTAATATGCAACTCGAAGAAACTTATCAATCTACTGAAATAGGTAGATTAAATACTGAAGGTTTATTAGGTATATATAATGAACTCTATGCAATATTTGATGATATTATGCGTACATTTTGGGCTACGCATAAAGGAAATGAATTTCCTTATACTTTAGAAGTTAATACAGAACCAAATTATATTATAGAAGATTTGAAACAATTCTGTAATCAACTTGCAAATGAACATCCAAAATTTAGCTTATTAGAATTCTAAAATATATAAAGACAAAACAATGACAATTACAAATACAATAAGAGAATTTAAAGACCAATACTACAATATAGATGATGGTCTAAAATCAGGTGAACTTTATTATATCGTAGAAGATGGTTCACTTCATGTAAAGACAAGTGATATTACAGGTGAATTAGAAGAATATGAATTTGGTAGTCCAAAATCTGATGGAATTACACTTGGATATGAAGGTGTTTATGATGTAACACAAGATATGAGCCTTGTAGATTGGATTAAAACAGGTTTCTTTGAAATGTATATATCAAATGGTGGACCTGAATGGGCAAATGTAATTTATCATGCTAAAGTAGATAATGAAAGCAATATAATTACAATCACTAAATGTTTTACAAAAGAAAATATTAATGTAGCTTTAATAGAAGACCCTGTTGGTTTAGTACAATTTTTCAAAGAAGATAATGGAACAGCTTATAGAACATGTTTAGGTAGTGTTGTTAATGATACTGCAGAAATTTCATTAGATGCTGATGTTGATATAATGGCAGAAATTAAACAACCTTATGATGATATGGGACATCAATGTTGGTCAAATGCATATCCAGAGGACCAATTCCCATATACAATAGTATATAGTCCAGATGCAATGAGAGAAGAAGATGTTGATTTTAACAATATCATAAAAGTAATTATAGGATAAAAAATATACAATATAAAACAATGAAGAAAATACGCGCAGGAAATGATATTCAAATTACATGGAATATCTTTGCGAAAAATGGAGGACAGACAGTTTCTTATGATGTAACAGGTGCTGAGGTATTTTTAGTTGATGCTTTGAAACAGAAAGCTACTTTTGATTATACAATTGTTGGTAATCATATATCAGGCACATTCTATGGAAAAGACCAAAAGACAATGGGCAAATATCGCTTATTGTTAGTAAAGAATGCAGGTGAGGATGATATGGTTACACTTGATGCTACAGATGCTTTCATTTTGACTTGTGTTTCAAAATTTGGTGTAGTTGAAGGAAATGATGAAGGTGTAGTTGAAACTGCAGTTGTTGAACTTGATTCGCAAACAAATATTGAAGTAATATCAGATGAAAGTCAAGGTGGAATTAAGGCACAACTTAGAATTGGACCTACTGATACTTTTTTTGATAATTGGGGCATGGTATATGAAGTATTGCAAACTGAACCATATAGTGATGTTGAACTTGTATTGATGGTTATATATTCAGGTGGTTTGGTTGCTCGTTTCTATCCTACAACTATAAAACATTATCATGATGGTAACACATTCATTTCAATTCATTCAAAAGCAAGTTCATGCGAGTTGAAAGTATTACCAAATGGAAATTTCACAGTTTCAGGAACTAAACCTTGGTAGCAAAAATATATAATATAAAAAATGAAAGTATTTGACACATATAATGAGTATAAGGAGCAATATTTAGATGTTCCTGATGGTTTGAAGTCAGGTGAAGTTTATTATGTTAAGGAAAACAAATCTGTACACTTCAAGACAAATAATATAAATGGTAAATTGGAAACTGTTGATGTTGGACCTGCAACAGAAATTGATATGAATAGTCCTGTTGAAGTAATTGACCAACCTACAGAGTTTCATAGTGGATTCTATAAAATTAAAGGAGATGGTCCAACAAGTGAATATATATTTCATATAAGTGATGTTGATATAGATAATGGTTTTAATGTTAGTTTTGTTGGATTGAAATTTAAAATTGATGAAGATGAAGAAGTATATGGTATGGTTGTTGTAGATGATGTTACAAATATTTTACATTTAACCTATGTACCAGCTAATAGTCAAGGATTTAATTTTAATTTATTGTATTATGATGATTTTCCACATATAATTAATGATGTAGTAAATATAGCAGGAGACGGTGGACAAATGATAGCTGATTATTATAATATCAAATTACAACCAGAACAATCATTTCATCTTAATTCAATAAACGATTATTTTATACCACTTACAGCAAACCCAAAAATATATAGAGTTGATTTTACATTAATATGAAGATAATAGATACATTTAAAGAATTTAAGGATTGTTATTACGGTGTTCCTGATGGACCAAAATATGGTGAACTTTATTACATCAAAGAAGATAATTCAATATATTATAAAACAAATAATCCAAATGAACCTGCAGGACTATATATTGAAAATGCAAATCCAAACGATATGAATAAAGAATATAATATAGTTGTTAATCCTGATGAAGTATTCAAAGATGGTTATTATGGTATTCAAGTAACTGCTGATGCTCCTACATTTGCTTATATTTTTAAAGTGAAAACTTCATATACTGACCATCTTATAGTTAACATAAAAATTAATATTTATGTGGAATTTAATTTATATAGTGGGAAAAAAGCATATAATTATGCAATGATTAATCCATCAACTGGTAAATTAACATTGAAAAATTTTTATGTTCCTGATGATTTTTCCACTTATGGTTTTGATTATCCTGAAAATTTATTTAGACTTAATGACTATATGTATGAAAGAGCTGCAATATTTGATGAAATATCGCGTGAGGTATTTATGTCAAAATTTCCTGGAGAAGATATACCTGAAATAATATTTGACTTTGATAATGACCCTTGTGAAAAATTTGACCCATCTGTCGATACAATTTATGTGCTTAATCCTGAAATATTATAGTGATGTATTTGTAACACCCTGATATATAGAAAGTTCGGTTTTCTTATGAATTCCGAACTTTTTTTATGTTTTTCCGAAAATACTTTACAAAAAATTTTTCAAGTTAGGGGTTTTGTTATAATTTTGCAATGTCAAACAAAAAATAACAAAAACGAAAAAACTTTACAATTATGGAAAACGTTGAATTTAAAAACAAAATAAAGTTCTCAATTTCAAATTGGGAATCATGGAAGAACGATACAAAAGAAGATATCATGATAGGTAATTTTGATTCTATGCCAAATATAGAATTAGTATATATACCGAATCATATCAATAAGACAGTCGACCATATAGCAACTTACAATAAAAAAGAACAAACATTATATTTTGACAATGTTGATTTACTCAATTTTTAATTAACAATCTAAATTTTTACAATTATGGCAAAGACAAAACAAACAATCGAGAGTTCAAACAAAGTTCTAACCATTATGTCAGAACAAGTAGTAACAAGAAAGACAAATCAAATCCGCAAACTATTTTCAAGAATGCTGCCGAATATTGATGAATTGAATGAAATAGAAAAGTTCATCAGTGAATATCGGAAAGTCGCTATTGAAATTGAAGTTAGCGAAATTGAAAATCAGATTGCAGCACTGAACGCAAAGAAAAAGGAATTGACCAAATGAACTAACACAGGGAGAGCAGAAATGTTCTCCCTTTTAATTTAAATAATATGACAGTTGCGGAAATTAGGTTCTTAGAACAAGTACCAAGAGAACTACACCAATTGAATGAGAATTTGACCACTATCATTAATATCATAAAGGAACAGAAAAATGGGAATGAAGCTTGAAAATGGATATGAAATGAAGACTACTTTCTGGCAGGACTTCACAATAGCAGATGCATTTGGTATAGATGCAATTAAAGACACATATCGTAATGCTTTTATGTCTTGGCAATTCAACACAGTATATATAACTGAACTTGCAATTGTAATGAATTTGAAATGTTGGTATTATTACAACAAAGGAAATGATGCAATATCTCAATTATATGCAGATTTATACTACAAAGTAAGGGATTGGTGCTTATCTAATCTGAAAGGAACTGACCTTAAATATTATGTCAAAATGACAGACTAAAACCGCGGAGTGGGTGTATATTTCTTAATGATTTTCTTTGAACCAATTCCCACATAAAATTAAATAGTTGAAAGTAAAATCAAAATTGAGCAGCTTATATAGTTGCTCATTTTTTTATGATATTATTTGGTGATTAAAATTAAACTTCATATCTTTGCGGCAGAGATAGTCAGAAACCATATACAATTGCTCTCTAATAACACGAAAAACAAAAACAATATAAATATATATCTAAACAAAAAAGTGTTCTCAGAATGAAAAAGTCAGTTATTGTTAATTTCTTGAATAGGGAAAGAAAATTGAAAGATGAACTTTTGGTTGAGATTCAGTCAAAAATGAAACCTAATATTGAAGTTAAATTGCTTAATGAATATGGTGAATATGATGTAGTAATTGAAGATATTGTGCATGAAATTGTGCCATTATATCCTGACCGTAATGACATGATTAACACATTAATACTTCCTGTATCAATCAGGATGAATGATAATAATGAAGTATTTGTGAAGTTTGATGATTTTGAAAATACGGAATATATGTTAGACAATGGTTTTGGATGGACTGTTGAAGCACTATACAATGTGCGGTTATTGTTGAATAAGTCAATAGTTAAGAAACAAATGAAATAATATATGTTTAACCCCTAAATTTTACTATTATGGCAGAAATTGAAGTATCAGTGGCTAAGTCATTAGAAGATGAAATTAACCACACGTATTCAGATGCAGAAGTCAAGAAACTGTTGAAGAAAAAAGGCAAGGACCTTATCGGTAATCCTCTTAATGTATTGAAGAAATATGGTAAGAGAAAAGACGTTGACATTGACCTTCTTCTTGAATGTAAGAAATATGTTGATGTGATATTAGAAAAGAACAAGCAGAGAAGAAGAGAATTGATACAGTCTAAGATTGATGCACTACAAAATGAACTTAATATGTTAGGACTCTAAGAAGCTTGTAGAGGCTATACAAATTGAATCTGAGAACATTTAATTGCTTTTCCATATATTTATATATCTAAGCAAAAAAGTGTTCTCAGATTCAATTTGTGTGGCTTTCTAATCAATCCAATTTATTCGACCGCAGAACTTATATACACCTATCATCTTACTTTCATCTTTAAATAATATTTCAATCTTTCTTTGTCTTAGATTATTGTTTTCTTTACCTTTGACAGTTGTATATATACCATTTGGAAGTTTAGATATTTGTACTTTGTTGATTATCTTCTTCAATAAGCTGTTCTTTTCAATTGTATCTAATTTGTCAATATCTACATCATATATTGATTCACTGACTTCTGTTGATAGTTCTTCAAGCTTGGCATTCAATAAGTCAATTTCTTCATTGTTGATTCTTATTTGTTCATAGTATTCATCTATCATTGCATCACCTCTTTGTTCATTCATCTTGCCTTCAATGATTCTTCTTTCAGTAGTTTCAATGTTCTTTTCTTTCTGCTTGTTCAACTGTTGAAGTGTATATATCTTTTCATCAATTACCCTCATATCATGCTGCACCCTTAATTGTTCATCTTGTCTGAATGATTCTCTGTGCATTTCAATATACATCTTGACTTTTTCTATTACCCAATTTTCTATTTTATCAGCATTGACAGTAAAAAGATGCTCTTTCGTTACCTTGTCTTCTTCCTTCCTGTTAATATTAATATTATAGTTTGAATATCTATCCATTTGACTTATTAATGGCTGATTTGTTTCTTTTTCAAACAACAAACTTTTAAGTAATGAATGTCTTTTAGTAACTGTCTTTTCTTTGTTCTTCTTTCGTAGTTCCTGACATTTATTATACAGTTCAGTTGATATAATTTGTGGATATGTATAGCTTAATGTCTTAACACCTGTATAATCTTGTTTTTTGAGTATATAACCAATCATCATCTTCATATTTCTATCTGTCTTGTATCTTGTCAATTTACCTCTTGACATTAACTCATTGCCAATCCAACTTAATGACTTACCTTGTGAATACCATAAGAACATTTTACGAACTGAATCCGCTTCATCTTCATCTATTATTATATTATCATCTTCATCAACTTTATAACCAAAAAGAACACGACCACCACTAAACTTATTTTGTTCTTTCTTGCTTCTAATACCTCTAATCAATCTTTCTTTCTTAATCATCATTTCTGATTCTGAAACTGCTGAAAATACAGAGAACATTATAAGTGCATTTGGACTTATTTTACCATCCTCCAAAAGTCTTATATAAGGTTTGATGATGATGAGTTGTATGGAGTGGTTTATGAAGTAGTCACGAAGTTCAAAAATCATTCCTGCCTGTCTTGATAATCGTGAAATCTCATAAACAAATATACAATCAACATCAGGATTAGTATTTATTATATGATAGAGTTTTTGAATGCCTCGTCTATCATCAATACTTAATTTGATTGCTGATTCTTTATACTCAATTGGAATTATACAATCATCACTATAACCACAATTATGTGCCTCTTTATACAACTCATTTGTTTGCTGTTTCAAATCTTGTTGCAGTGTTG